CTGTCATTGCGAGGAGCGTAAGCGACGAAGCAATCTCTGGTCGGGCTGTTGAAGATGGAGATTGCCACGCACCTTTCAGGTGCTCGCAATGACACTCTCTTCATGCCGTTGCGAGGCTGACGAAGTCAGCCGAAGCAATCTCGGTGGGGCTGCTGATGATGGAGATTGCCACGCTGCGCATTCGCTTCGCTCGCAATGACAAAGCAGCCAAAGGAGGCTTGAGAGATGAATGATTTCACACCGTCCCAACTAGCACGCATGGATACCGATAGGCTCGCCACCTACCGCACCAACCTTGATTTCTATAACGGTAGCCAGTGGCAAACCACGTCACGCAACCGCCAGCTCGTGTTTAATTATGCTAAGGCCTCAATAGACAAGATAACCAGCTTCCTTATGCAAGGACTGGGCTTTGCCTGCTATCCTGGTGAGGAAACCGATGAGCTCAAGGCCCGGGTCCGTAAAGCCGAGCAGCTCCTCCGCCAGGTCTATGAGCAGAACAACCTCCAGCAGCTCGATTGGGAGACCGAGGTCGACGCCGCTGTCCTGGGAGACGGCTGCTATAAGGTGATATGGGATACCGACAAGAAGCGCATCCGTATCACCGCCCCCGACGTCTCAGGGATCTTCGCCTGGTGGCTGGGAGATGATACGTCTCGAGTCTGGAGAGTAGCATCAAGATATACCCTCACCCAGGACGAAACGCAGCTCCTCTATCCTCATTACGCATCACGCATCACCAAAAAGACCGCCACCATCACCGAGCTCTGGACGGCCAAGGACTTTCAACTCTACCTCGACAACGACCTCATAGAGTCCAAGCCCAACCCCTACGGCTTTATTCCCTTTATCATCTTCCCCAACCTCAGAGAGCCCAAGAAGTTTTGGGGCATATCCGACGTTCCCTTGCTTATCCAGCCCCAGCGGGAGCTAAACCGAGCCATGAGTCAGCTCTCCCGCATCCTTGAGCTTTCAGGAAATCCCATCGCCGTCCTTGAGAACATCGGCTCGGCAGAGGACATTAAGGTTCAGCCGGGCGCCGTGTGGACGATCCCCGAGGACGCTAAGGCTTATCTTTTAGATTTACTCCAGGGAGGCGGAATCAGATTGCATATAGACTACATCGACCTGATTTACCGCACCCTTCAGGATATATCGGAAACACCCCGGGCCGCCTGGGGAGGCACCGAGAAAGATATCTCCGGAACAGCCTTGAATATCGAGCTGGGGAGCCTGGTCCAGAAGGTCACCAGAAAGAGAACCATCAGGACCAACGCCTACCACCAGCGGAACGCCATGATCCTAAGGCTTGCCGAGAGGTACATGCAGCAGAACTCCACCGGCATCTCCCATAGGGTAATCTGGGGAAACATCCTGCCGCAAGACATAGCACGTCAGGCCCAGAACGAGCAGCTGCTCGTCCAGGCCGGTGTCCACAGCCGAAGGACCGCCATGGACGAGCTTGGGATCCAGGACCCCGACGAGGAGTTTACCAGGTGGTTAGAGGAGAGACAGAAGATCCTGGAAATGAATCAGGAGTTTAAGGCATCCTCCACACGTGGCGGAGCGAGAGCGAGAGCGACAGCCGCAGAGATGGAAGTGCCTGAGTAATAACTCAAAAGGAGTGATTTATGCCACCAGAAGAAAAGAAAGAAGAACCCCAGAAGCCCCCTGGGAACCCCGGGGCAGCCCCAGAGTCGAATGGGGCAGCCAACGCTGAGGACCTAGCAACTATCAAAGCCGAGCTAGACGAGGAGAAGAAGGCGAAGGCAGCCATCGAGGCAGTCCTCACCGATAAGGGCAAACGCATCACCGAGCTCGAAGCCTCCCTGAATGTAGTCTCCCAGGCCAGCGAAGCGGCAGCCGCCGAGCTGGGCCACTCTAAGGAAGCCTACACGAAGGCCGTCGGCAAGTACCTCGATGCTGTCAAGGCAGCCAACCCCACCCTTCCTGGCGACGTCATCGTCGGCGCCACTATCGAGGAGATAGACGCCTCCGTCGCCAAGGCCTTATCCATTGCCACCGCCGTTAAGGCCAACCTCGAAGCTCAGGCCAAAGAGGCTAAAGTCCCGGCAGGAGCACCCACCAGGGGCGAGATATCCCTCGAGGGCTTGTCCCCCAGGGAGAAGATCGCCGCTGGAATAATTCAAAAAGGAGGAACTAGCTAACTATGACCATATCTCTAGTAGAAGCCAGTAAACTCTCGAACGATATCCTCCGCAAAGGTATCATCGAGACAGTAATCAAGGACAGCCCCATCCTGGAAAAGCTGCCCTTCATTCAGATTGTCGGTAACAGTCTGAAATATAATCGGGAGAAGTCTCTCCCTGGCGCCGGATGGTATGCCCCCGTATCGGGCACCTGGACTCAGTCCGAGCCCGCCTTCGAGCAGTGCTCGGCCACCCTCTGCGTCCTCGGCGGAGACGCCGACGTCGACAACTTCCTTAAGGCCACCAGGAGCAGCGTCCAGGACCTCGAGGCTGCCGTCATCGAGCAGAAGGCTAAGGCCATCAGGCATGAGTTCGAGAACGCCTTCCTCAACGCCGACGGCACCAGTAACCAGCCCACCGGTCTCTATACCATTCTTGCAGGCATAGCCTGGATAGCTTCCACCGCTTACGCCCTGGGAGACATCGTTGTCCCCATCCTCGGCTTGCAAAATGGCTTCCGGTACGAATGTACCACCGCCGGCACCTCGACCACCTCCCAGCCCACCTGGCCTACCGTAGAGGGCGCCACTGTGACTGATGGAACCGTTACCTGGACATGCCGACTCGGGAGCTACCTCGGCTCAGGAGTTAATGGAGCCACCCTGTCCCTGGCCAGCCTGGACAAGCTCATCGATTTGGTTCGTGGTGGCAAGCCCGACCTCATCCTGATGAGCCGCCGGTCCCGCAGGAAGCTCGTGGGCCTGGCCCGAGCTGCCGGCACCAACCTTTTAATCGGGGAAGGTGCGCTCGGCCAGGTCGTGGAGTATTTCAACGGCATCCCTGTGGCCATCTCCGACTGGGTAAAGGATAACTACACCGTCGGCACGTCTGCCGATTGCTCCGCCATCTTCGCCTTCCAGATGGGAGAGGGCGGAGTCTGTGGACTCACCAGCCCCGAGATGATTCAGGTCGAGCGTCTCGGCTCCCTGGAGACCAAGGATGCCTCACGCACCAGGGTCAAGTGGTATGTATCACTGGCCTCCTTTTCCGTAGTGAAGGCGGCCATGCTCACAGGAGTGAGAGACTAATGAGAAAGGCGCTTACCAGGGCTTTGCCTACTCTGGTAGGACATCTTTATTCCTCCTGTCACCTCCTTTTTTTAGGCTTGGGGGGAAGGGGGAACGTCGAGCCCCCTTCCCCCCTTAATGGCCTCGCAGCCATGCTCTTAATCGCTAGAGGATTGAAAAAATGACACTAAAAGAAGCCATTGCGATACTGGATGCTAAAAGAATGGATGACCTAGATAGGCGAGCCCCCGACAGTGCAGAAGCTTGTAGACTAGGCATCGAGGCCCTGAAGCGTGAAGAGCATACTCGGATGTTTCATCATGACCAGTGGGAAGGCTTACTGCTAGGCGAGACCAAGGAGTAAAAATGAACTTAACAGCAATGGTCGCCAGAGTCCGAGCGGACCTTAAGGATACCGACACGCAGAATTACATTTGGACGGATGCCGAAATCCAGGGGGCCATAGGCAGAGCCGTCATGGAGTATTCCCTCCACGCCCCCATCGAGCAGCAGACCGATATCGCCACCACCGACGGAAACACCGAGCTCGATATCTCCAGCCTCAGCGGCTTGCTCCAGGTGGCCTCCGTCGAGTTTCCCATCGACCAGAGCCCGAAATATATGCAGCACTTCGAGCGTTATGCCGGCCACCTCTATATGGAGGATGAGGGAGACGGCACCAAAGCCCGGGTCCATTGGCTTAAGATTCACACCCTCGGCGAGTCCACCACCATACCGGCGGAGCACGAGGAGATCATCGTCCTGGGCGCCACCGGTTACCTGGCCATGTCGGTATCAGCCTACACGGTGGACAAAGCCACTATCGCCGGTAGCCAGGCCTCCATAAACTACAAGGCGTGGGGTATGGAGCGCCTCCAGCGCTATGACAAAAAGCTTAAGCAAATTGCCAGAGGAAACCGAGTAATCCAGAGGGAGCTCTATACGGAGGAATGATGAACAAAATAAAAGGAGCAATCAAGAAGATGAGCAAGGTAAAAGAAGCACTTCAAAAGGAGAAGACTAAGGACGGGCTACCCAAAGAAGCCTTCGCCATAGTCGGCGACCCCCAGGATCCTGAGACCTGGAAGCTTCCCCATCATACTAAGGCCATACTCAGAGCTAGAGGCCGGCTCGATATCGAGAAAACAGTGGACTGGGAAAGAATGCCCGCAGCGGTCGCCGCCTTGAGTCGGGGCGGTTACCGCGGAGAGAGGGTCCAGGCCTCGGCCGAGGAAATCATCAAGGCCGCCCGCCATCTGGCAGCCCACTACGAGGCAGCCGGCAAGCCCGTCCCCGACACCCTGGGAGCCCTTATTTAGTCCACAGCACACTTTATCTCGTACGAGATAGGTCGAACTCATAAGCGGGATAAAGAATAAAACGGAGGTAATTGGATCATGTATATTTGGTACCTAGTGATCGCAGCGGTCATCGGAGCGGTCTTTGCCGGCTTGCTCGGATGGCTGGGCTCGGGTGAGAAGTTCGCTCCTCGCAAGTTTGCATCCACTGTTCTCAGGGCGATAGTGGCAGGCGCCGTTGTAGCAGTAGGCTACATCATAACGCCCGCCGTAACTGGTGTCCTGGGCATCGTGGTTGTTTTTCTAGCGGGGGCGGGCGTCGATGTCCTGGGCAATCGTTTAGCCGGTAGTGTCACAGCATCTCAACCGGGCAACAACTCGCCGCCGCAAAAGTAACGGAGATAAGGCAGGGCGAACTAACCTCTCGACGTGGTGGATAGACACCAGCCCTGCCTTAAAGGATGAAAAATGACTAGGTCTGGAAAAGGCTTGTTGATCTGCATAATTGTTTTGGCAATCGTGCTCGTGCTGTTACTCACGAAGTTTAGGGGAGGGTAAAGCCACCATGAGTATAAAGACTCGCAAAAAGGGAATCAGGGGCATTCCTGAGCCTCTCAGAGTGTCTCCACTGTCCTTGCGAGTTCCTTCCCCCTTGTCCTTGCGAGGAGCGGAGCGACGAAGCAATCTCTTAAGGTAACATGTTACTTGAACTAGCCGTCCTCAAAAACTTCGACAGCGGCACCTACAAGGCCGCCGTCCAGCTCGCAGGTTCTCTGACGACCTACTTCGATGACGTCCCTGTGTCCCGAGCTATCCCGACGTCAGCCCTGGTCATCGGCAACCGAGTCATCCTGGCTATTCCCGGCGACAACCCCAAAGACGCCTGCGTCATCGGTACCTGGCCCCAGGGCAGCCCCGGCGGAGCCGAAGTCCACGGCAATGAATATCACGACCCCGACTTCGCTTCTGAAGCTGCTTTAGCTGCCCATGCGGCAGCCAACACCGGTATCCATAACGTAGGCTCACTCTACATAGCTAAGTCTAGCGTCGATGGCTTGAACTTAGCCTCTCATAAAACAAGACATCAAAGTGGAGGGGCAGACGAGCTCTCCCTAGCCGACTTAAAGGGCGTTCCTATAGATGCCTTCCCTCGCACCGGTAGTCTCATCTTTTTCGAGATGTGGAAAGACATCGTCGGCTGGACAGAAGCTTACGTTGGCTCAGGATATAGAAGTAGCGGCTTAACAGACCTCCAGCTCTACACAGGGGCAACCAACAACTCCAGAGCTACGCTCTATATTACGGCCAACCCACTCGACCAACCCCAATATCCTGGAATAAAATTCTTCGCTTGCCTACAGTCATGCACCGCCCAAACCGCCGGCGAGATACGTATCTTCATAGTTAGAAACGGCGAAGCACTCGCCCCCCTCTCCGACATTGGCAGGCACGGCGGGTTTAAGATAATAAATGGGGAAATTTGGGCTACCACCGGCGACGGCACTGCAGAAACGGCTACGGATACCGGCCTGAATATAGCCGCTGCCTGGTCCGGTCGAACTATCGATGTCCGAGGAATAACAAATACGTCAATTCAGTACTATATCGACGGCGTCCTGAAGGCAACCCACACCACTAATCTCCCCTCAGCCTCCAATTACAGAATAGCGTTTGAGATAAAAAATACCAACGCTATTAACCAGGGAATTAGAATCAGACCCATCACCTACACCAGGCCCTAAGATGAAAACTCTCACCGCCACTCTACTCGCCGCCCAGAAGAAAGCCAACCGCCTCCCCTACGTCGAGGCCAAAGTCTACGACTATGAAGCAGGGATTAAGCGCCTCACCTGGACCAGGCTTTATACAGGAGGCGAGCAGGATAACCATCACGGTATCGCCTTTGACGGCCAGGGCGCCATGCACCGTATCAGAGCGTCAGCCGTCAATAAGCTCTATTACCAGAAAGTCACCAACCCTGGCCCCAGCTCCGACTATTCCCAGTGGACTCAAATAGCCACCGACTGTTCTGGTCCCTGTGCCATCGCTGCTTATGGAGCTAAGGTTTATATCTTCTACCGCACTACCGGGAACGTCCTCTGGAAGTATTACAGCCACGATTACGGCGTCTCCTGGCAGAACGCTCAGCTCGCCGATTATTCTGAGGTCGTTTCCCTGGCCGCTTGCTGGTGGGGCACCGGAAACAATGTGGTTTGTCTGGCCATTAAATCGAGCTTCCCCGCCAAGCTTAACGGCATAGTCTTAAACACTTCCGACCAGACTCTCAGCCAGCATGAGTGGTACGACGAAAACCATCCCTTGCTTGATACCTATGGCATCGGTGCTACTTACAACCCCTTCTGGCCAGCCATCGAAATCGTCTTTGCCGGCAAGGAGTCCGCCACTCCCTATTATCACTATGACCTTTTCCGTACCAAGTTTTCCGACACCTACCACTTCCTGGCCCTGGAAAGCTTCCTCATGGCCCCGGATGGAGAGAACATCACCTACCAGTACCCCGACTGTCATTTACCCGCCGCAGCCCAGTCCTACGAGACCAACCGCATCATAGCGGTTGAGAAGTTTGTGGGAACGACCGGCTACACCCGCCCCATTACCTGCCACGTAGTAAAAGGCACATACTGGTCCGATAGTACCTCCACCGAGCCCAAGCCCTTCCTGGATGTCGCCCCCAGTTAAGGATTACGCATCACCTCGTCACCCGCTTACTGGTGGCTCTCCAAGCCCGACGGAGTCTGGAGAGCTCCCCGCCCAGCCGCCGATCCTCTCGATATCTCGAAGGATATAGTGAAGTTGTCATTGCGAGCCGAAGGCGTGACAACCTCCGAGCCCGCCCTCACCCTTGAGCTCGACAACTCCAAAGGCCAGTACGCTATACCAGGGAGTGGAGCCCTCGCTTCGCTTCGCTTTCGCAGCGAAATTGTCCTTAAACTCGGCTACAAGACGACGGCGGGCAGCGAAGCCGTCGAAGCCGGCACCTTCTGGATAGATTCCTGGGAGTATTCGTCAACCCCCAACACGTCACTATTTACCATTCGCTGCCTCGACGGCTTAGGTCTGATGGATCGCTGGACAGCGCGCTATCAGATGAGGTGGAACAAGGATGACGTCAACCCCAAGTCAGTCTGGCAAATCCTGTACCAGCTCCTGGCCAGGGTCGGCATTTGCCTTACCAACACTCCGACCAAGCCCCAGTCCTCAGCCATCAATAACTTCTACCCCGACTTCACCATCAACCCTGGCACTCCAGGAACTCAAGCACTCAAGAAACTCTTGACTTTTGTCCCCGACCAGCTTGTATTCCGAAGCCAGGAAGCGTTCACCAAGAACCCCCTAGCCAGCGAGGCAAGCTGCTATTCCTACGGAGAGGGCCATGTCATTCTGAGCGGTACATACATACATATCATCACTACCTCCCGCACCCGTGCTATTGGCCAGGACGCAACCGACGAGCGAATCGTCCAGGACGCTTTTGACTGGCCATCCCTCCAGCTCGCCATAGATATCCTTGAGCAGGACTATGACCCCAACCTCCAGACCACCACCAGGGCACAGGAGAGAGCTGACGCTCTACTCCGCGCGGCGGCCCTCAGGGCCAGCCCCGCCACCATCACCATCCCCACCAATGTCGGCCAGGAGCTCCTCGACGTCGTCACCGTCACCGATACCAGGGTGGGCCTGGTGGCCAGGAATTACCGAATTGTTTCGATCCAAACCGACCACGACCGAGGCAACGGCCGTTACGAGCAAAAGCTCACTTTGGGGGCCCCATGATTTGTTTTCCGATTCAGCTAACTAATGCTTGCTTCAAATCATTGAGCCTTGAGGTAAGAGCTTCAACAAGCTCCTGCCGGGCTAGTTGCCATTGGTGGTTATCTTCGGTATTGATAGAATCTACTGCTGTTCCTGAGATTCTCAATTGATGCAGTGTTTCCCTGTAGTTGCTTTCTAGTTCCTGTCGTATCTTTTGTTCTGCCCCTTCATATTCTTGAACAAGCTGACCTATTGCTTCTGCCTTGGGCTG